TTCCCAATAATAGGTGGTGCCTTGCCTAGACCAATGGTTGCAGGTACACCAGTTGTCTCCATGGTTGTCCCTGATGACATGATGGGTTGTGTTTCACCCTCACCAAATTGAGTTTGATAATCTAGTGCTGCCTCATTTTCAGTCAGCTCTCCTGACTGAACCATCTCAGCTAGGACATCAAGATATTGGTTTTCATCCATTACTTGCCAAGCCTTGCTTTGATTGCTGCTTTGATGTCTTCTTTTGATTTTGATGGTGAAATTGATTGCTCAGGAGCAAAATTTCTAACCTTCTCTCCCAGCCTCCATATGATTGATTGGGCATCATCATTAGGTCCAAATGGGACTTTCTTCCCAGAAATCTCCAACACACCACCCTTGCCAGTAGGCCAGTCAGTCTTGTTTTGCTGGTAGTATGCCTTCTTGATGTTCTCCATGGCATAAATAGACCTGAGAGCATTCAGCCTTGCATTTACCCAGTCAATAGTTGCCTCTTTGCTTGCACCATCAGGAAGTGATGTTTGCATCAAACTTTTTGTTTCAAAATCAGACATGGCACCAGATCCTGCAACCCTGTTCTGCATGGCTGCATTGATCTGCAACTTCTTCCCAAGAGTTCTAAGTGCAGTCATCTTTGCACCACCTTTACCCCACTCCTCACCAGAGATGGCAGTTTGAAGCATCTTTGAATATTTATCAAAAGCACCAGCACCAAAGCTGTCTGGGGCCACACCAATGATGTCCTTGAGGTAACCAGACATTTCATTGAAGGTTGTCACAGTCTGGTCCTGAACTTTGTTTGATTCAGAAACAAGTGACCTGACATTCTCTGACTTCTGGAAGTTAAGTTTCTCCCTCTCAAGTTCAATTTGCTGTTCCTGCAATTGTCTTTTGAGCCTCCCTTGTTCCTTTTGTTCTTCAGCAGTTAGGTTCTCAACCTTCCTTTGCTCCAACTCATCAAGCCTTGCCTGAGTGTTGGCCTCCTTATCCTCAAGTTCCCTAATGTAGTTTTCAGCCTTTAGCATTTCACCTCTGGTTTGTTGCTCTTTATACAGAACATCCTGCTCAGAAGACACAATTTCCTGCCTTGTCTTCCTCTCCCCAGCAATCTTACCCTTCAGGTCAATCAGTGACTTTGCCCTCTCAGGGTCAATCCTGTGCATGATGTCATAGATGGCATCTTGAACCTTGTCTGACCCCTCATCCATTGAAGGAATAAGGTTGCTCAGTGCTGTTCCTAGTTTCTGAAGACCTGAATCACCACTGTCAATATACATCTTGGACAGGTCTTCCATTGACTTCTTGGCTAGAGTCAGGTTGCCAACACTGATGAGCCTGGCTGGGTCAGACAGTGAGTTAAAGACATTTTTGGCTTTTTCTTGCTCTTGGGCTTGAATTTCTTGTTGTTGCTGAAGTTGTTTTTTCTGTTTAATCCCAGCCAGAGTCACCCCCAGATCACCAAGGCTCTGCATGGTTTCTCTAGCATGACCAAACCTACCTGATTGTGGCATGACATTATAAAGAGGATATGGCATCAGAATGCTCCATAAATTTGGGCAACAGTCTTGCCAACATCAAGAGCATCTCTAAGCCCTGATCCCCTGCCAGATGCAGCAGCCATGGTCCCCATTGCCTCAGCAGCCCCCTTCTGCCCCAACAATCCAGCAATAGCCTGCCCAGTTTCAATGCCCTGTGCAGCTTGACCAGCAGCAGATGCCTGCCCCATGGAGGCCAAATTTGTCCCAGTTTGAACCCCCAGCCCTGTCAGCCCACCCAATCTTGAGTACCTCTGGTTGATTAGGCTATTGAGGATTTGTGGCCTGACTTCCATCAGGGCACGTTGCAGATTGCCACCCCTCAAGCCACCTGTGGCTGAAGCATTCTGAAGCAAAGCCTCCTCAGCCTGACCCATCATGGTCTGGAACTCAGGGCTCTGTTCAATCTCACTTATGACTTGTTGCTCCTCACCAGGTGCCCCCAAACCAGATAGGGCACGTTGCTGTTGCAGGGCAGGAAGTGAACCTGAAATCAACTGGTCAAGGAAACTGCCTTGTCCAATATACCTCTCACCAGCTTGAACAAATGGTCTGAGGATCTTCTGGGCCTCCTCCCACTGTGTTCTCTGCTCCTCAATTCCCTGCTGGGCAGCACCAGCTTGCCTCTGTGCAGCACCTTGGGCTTCTGCTGCTTGGTGATATGACCCAAATGGGTCACCAAGCACATCATCCATAATCTTATCAAAAAATCCCACTCAGTCCTCCTTTCCCAGGGTGTGGCTGCTGGAGGCCAAAGAACTCAGCTTTGGTCCTAATTTTAAGGGTTTTATGGCTGTTGGCAACATTTCTAGCCCCTTGCTCCTTCATTGTTACATCACCCCTGTCTGGCTCATGGTCTAGTCTTCCCTGTTGCTATTGATTTCTTTACTTAGCTTGCCATGTAATTGTAGTAAAATTGCACTATCTTGCAGGGACTTGGAATGAGCGTTCAACGCATTCAAGGCTGACATTAACGTCTTTATTTCATTCTCAGTCAACTCAACTGTCATAGCCTCTACTCCTCTATTACGTTGACAGCACCATCAAAAATATATCTGATAGTATCATTTGCTAGGGCACTCTTCTGGTACTCCAGATCCACCAAATCGTTTATCTGTTCCTCAGTCCTATCACCCTCTGGAATCATCTCAATAACATCAATTTGGTCTTGCAAAGCCTGAGTCTCAGTAGCCAAATTCCTTGAGCTGATTGCATTATAGATCCAGTCTCTCGCATCTGTAGCTGGATTTGAAACCATGGAATCAAAATCATCTTCAGTTATGCGAACAACAATTTTCTTCAAAGGATGCCTACCTTCATCGGATGCCGTCTTGTCTGGGAAACCAAACATATCGACAACTGCCATTCTGTTCCTGTCACTCAAGCAGGTGATGCAGTCAACCCTCCAGTAGGTAGCATCAACACCATGATTCGTTTCGATTGTCTTTTGTAGTCCCATATCAGAAAGTAATCCCGTAAGCAATAATGTCCATCTGGTCGATGGTTGTGATGTTATCACGCACAGTCCAAACCAGTTTATCCTTTGTGCCTTTCCTGAGTCTCAATCCCCAAGTCAGTCCAAAAATTTCTTGGAAGTCGATAAAAGGTAAATAAGCCTCAGAAGTTCCAAACACGTTAGATGCCTGAAAAGCTGTCGTTCCTCCTCCAATAGCAGGGAACCCACCAGACAATCTACAAAACTCGAAGTTGGTTTTCAGTCCCTCATGAATCTGTATGACCCCCTTCTCCTGAGTTCGCCACTCTAACTTGATACCATTGGTCAGTGCCGACAGATTCCCAAACTCACTAAGTACTGCCCCTGCATCTGAGATAACCACTGAACAAGAACCAATGTAGATATCATGCTCTGGCACTGCCTGAATCCAGAAGTCTACCTCAGTGGTGAACAAATAGCTGTGGTCGTGCGTCCCCTTGTACTCACCTAGCGTGGTCAATTGGCTTGTGCGGATGCGTCCACCAGGATCGACGATGAACTGGTCTTGGCCTAGATAAAAATCACGAAATCCCATTAGTCGTGAACCCTCCATTGAGTTCCATTGTAGATGAATGTGAACGACTCGTTATCGTTCATCACGAAGGTAGCAGAGCCTTCAATGTTCTTACCATTGCCAGAGATCGTAGTCTGCCCACCAGAGCGGTTGAGAATGGTGATCGTATGTCCAGCAGTCGGGGTCGTCCACAGTGAGGTAGTGATTCCACTAGCAGTCTGTTCGACGACTTTGCCGGAAAGCATGATGATCGTGGTAGATGTAGCAACGGCTTCATATACGGTTGCTACAGCAGTATTGACGTAGTCTACTGTTGCTATTGCTAATCCGACAGACCCAGAAGGAGTGGCTGAAAGTTTAGCGTTATCCTGAACTGCGTTGAGTTGAATTTGCCCGTCCACCCCATCTGTATCAGTTCCTGTGCCTTTTGCACCTGCTGTTAATACGATTGAACCCCCATCCCCACCTGTACTTGTAGTACCACTAGCAACTCCACCATTACCGGCAGTTAATGAAAACGAACCACCTGCACCTGCTATAACGGATGCTACAGCAGTATCCTTTCCGTTACCAAGAGTAACATTGATAGCACCACCAGCACCAGCAGGTGTGCCAATAGAACCAAATCCTCCACCTCCGCCTGTCGTTATTGCAAGAGTTCCACCATCAAAACTGCCACCACTTTGAGTAGCCATACTACCAGTGCGGATAGTAACAGTTCCCATTCCCGCTGGAGAAGCATTACCTACAAAATCCTCTTGTCCTATCGTTATGTTTCCAGAGCCACCACCATTACTAATTCTATATCCTGCATAGATATATGTGTCTGCTAATAAACTATCACTAGCAGGACGAATAACCAAGTCACAAGCAGTTGTTGAATTACCACCCCCGACTCCAGTTGTTATTGTACAAGTGTCATGCAATCCTTGCCACGCTTGATAGTCTGTTCTTCCTAATGTTATTAAATTTCCATCTGCCGAAACTGTTAATCTATTTTTCAATGTGCTATCTTTTAACTCTAGCAAGTTTGCAGTTTGACCAGAAGCACCTTTTACTGTAAGTGGAACATCAGTTGAAGCGTCTCCAAGTATAGTTGTCCCTGCACCTTGTATTTCAATCGGTCTTACTGTGCCCGTGCCTAGTGCCTCTGTACCTATCCTCAAAGTGTTAGCGGTTGTCTGCCAATCAAACAATGCTCGCTCATAGTTACTTGCATCTGTGTAGGTGTTGTAAATATGAAATGCTTGAGCAGTAGTTCCGTTGTACATAGCCAGAGTGTCGGTTGCCGGTGCTCTTAAGTAAACCTCATTGTTAAGCACTCTAGTTTGAGGGTTTCCCGTGACATTAAAAGCGATGGCACTATGGAAGGTAACGGCGGGAGCGTAGTTGTTAAATTTGACAAGATAGCCACCTTGAGATTTCCACCACGCAAGTACTCCATTGTTCGTAAACTGAAATTTTGCAGAACCCGCGTGAAAAGAACCCGTAAAATCATAAGTTCCACCGTTACCATCGACCTGTATGCCACCAGTAGGGGCAATAAAACTTCCTGTTGTAGTTGTTATATCACCATTTACTGCAACCGAGGCAACAGTAGTTCCTGTATTATCTTGCCATTCTTGCAAGTTTGCAGTCTGGGTGCTGTGCCCCTTAATAATAAACTGGGAGGTGTCAGAACTACCATGTACAGAAACAGCACCAGTAAAAGGTCTAGTCCCATCTACCAGACTGTACTGAGTATGGTCGTCATCTAGCAACCCTCCCAAGCCACCATGGTCAACTCCAGAAGCAATAACAGATCCTGTTAGGGCACCTGCCCCATCATCATACGACCAACTAATACTTGATGAGTCCTGAATTAGGTTAGCCACCCTATCATCCACCCTTTCATCTGTAAAGTAAAGGTTGGAGCCTTCAGGGAGATCAGTTGTGGTTATGTCATCAATAAAATCAAGGGCAAGCTGAACAGTGTTCTCTGAAGATGATAATATGCCATTAAAGTCAGTTGTATCTACATTTATAATGGAGGCATCAAGCCCTGAGTTTGACCAAGTATCAATCTGCTCAAGCAGAAGTTCCATCTGAACAATGCTCTCATAATTATTACCAAACACAGCCTCAAGCTGTGATCTGGTCATCCTTATGCCATTATTATTTGCCACTAGACAAACAAGGGGCCAAGTTGGGCCTCAAGCCTCAAGAATGAAACGTGGGCTGAACTATCACCCCTGAACCTCTGCATCCTCATGCTATTCATCTTGCCCTGCCTTCTCCACACCAACCTCTTGAGCCTATCACCAATCAGACCAACACTGATGGTCCTGTCTTGGCTCCAAGTTCTGCCATCATAACTATAACTGGTTGAGATGGTTGGGTTGTCACTTGCATCAACTGAACCTGTCAAAGCAACAAGTTCAAGTTCATCAAAAGTGGCTGAGTTCCCCTCATTGTAGATGATGCTTGTGCCAAATTCCCACCTTACCTTACTACCAAAGTGGGAGCCAACTGAGTCATCAAATGTGCCAACCTTGAAAGTTGTTGGGTCACCAAAGTGCCATTTGCCATGCACATAAACAAAGTGCTTGGCTCTGAACTGTGAAAAACCAATCACTGAGCTAGTCAACACAAACCATACTGGTGATTCAAGTTGCTGAGAGGCCAGAGCATCATAAACAAGTGTTCTGTCAGGCAGATGGATGTAAATTAGCTGACTTGATCTGTCATTCCTGTACTCAACAACAGTTGTTGAGAGCTGAGTATCAGTGTAGGCAGACAGAAGTTCATCAATTTCCCTAGTTGCAATCTTCTTTGACCTGCCATTGACACCAATATGGACTGAGACTTCCTCATTCCTGCCACCACCTACAAAGACAATAGCATCTTCATATTCAGTGAAAGCAGAAGTACCTACTGCACCCTTTTCAATGTGGCCACCAGAGATCCTCTGGAAAGGGAAACCTGAGCCACCAATATTTCTGAACACCTCAATGGTGTACCTGCCAATGGCATGTGGTTCATTCCTGACCTTTAACAGCCCTTTGATTGGGTCTGGGTCAACTTCAGCACTGTTGTATTTTGTTGCACTCACTGAAGTTGGGTCAGCAAGATCAGTCACAACTATGAACTCACCATCTGTACTCATAAAATAACCATCAATCCAGAGCATATCCACAACTGTGCCTAAGTCTGAGTCCGTCACCTGAGTCAGGGTTGACCCATCCCAGTAAAACAAATTCCCATTTGAGCCAATAGCCAACCTGTCAAAACTGTAATCCAGTGCAACTGGCAACCCATCAGTCCCAACATCACCCAGAATGGTAATTGTGCCAGAGGCACTTACTGAAACCAGACTTGAACTCATAACCCTGTAGTGGGCATCATTCCAGTTGATGCCACCCCTGTCAGCCCCAGGGCCTGTACCAAGCTCAAGAAGGCCATCAGCAGGCCGTAAATATCCGTTGCTGACACCACTCTGAGTGACAACAGGGACTAAATTTATGGGGTATGAACTCCTGAGGCTGGGGGCATCATCAGCATAAATCCCATTTATAATAGGGATTTGCATAAATCAGGCAACCAAATACCAACTTGTGGTGGTTTTATTATACCTAAGTCTGAAGGGGCTTGTAGCACCCATTGTGCTAGGGGCACCAACAACAGCAGTTGCATCAGAACCATCAACTGTCAGAGTGGTGATGGTTTGGGTACTGGTGAATAGGTATTCTTGACCATCTGTCAAATAAGTGATGGCTGGCAAGACAATAGTGCCTGTAGCCAGAGTCCCAGCAGGTCTTAGGCACAGATACCTGTTTAAGCCATCTTCAGTCATTGAATAGCTAAAACCAGTCACAGGTACATTGATAGTGGTGGTATAATCTTGCCTTGCAAAGTTTGATTTAAGCCATGTCAGAAATGTACTCAGTGACATCTTCCTTGCATCACCATTTGATGAGCTGTAGATAGGCAAATTGTCACCTGAATTGACCTCAGATGAACTTAAAGATGAAAGCTGATTGATTGTGGCCATTAGTTGTAATCCAAAACAGAGTCAGGACCAGCATCAACTGGGTCAGTTGGTGTTGGCATAAAATTGCCTCTCTGGTTTCTGTAGGACTTGTGCCCTGCACCAAGAGGTAGGGTGGAAGGAAATTGCTTCTCAACAGGGTCTGTCACTCCAGCCCTCATGAGTAGTGTATTATAACCATTCTTGGCACTGACCTTGACTTCCCTTGGGACTTGTTTTCCAAATGAAGCAGCCAATTTTAGGGCCAGATTTGAGATGATGGCATCATTGGCAGAGTCAGGAACACCAGAATCCTGTGTCAGTGAGCTGTTCTCAATTGAGGAGAGTGGGTAACTGACCCTGATGCCTCTAGCATTCCAGTCAGCCATCATAGCATCAAGCCTTCTTAGGGCTGACTCAAATTCAGCAGGGGTGATGTCAAACTCATTTGAGGAAATACCAATCTCCTCAAGAGCCAGTTGAATCAGTTGTCTCTTAGTTGGGCTCACGTCCTACCTTAGCAATGACAAGATGGTGAATATCATAATCCTTGCTTATTTCACCAGGCTTTTCACCAGATTCAAGACGTTCCTTAATAACTCTCTTATCTTCATCTGTAAGATCCTTATACTGTCTAACCTCAACTTTTGGCTGATCTTTGTTATCAGATTCATTGTTGACCTTTTGAAATGTAACCTTGGGAACTTTTATTTCTTTTTCTTCAACATGTGGTGTGGGTATGGCATTGGGGTCAACTGATGGGTGACCTGCCATCTTCTTCAATCTCTCAGCATCACTTAATTTTTTCTTTGATTTTGGGGCAAAAACCTTACCTACTGGGCAAGCCTTGGCTGCCTCTTCAATTGTCTTGAACCAACCATCAGGAATGACCTCATCAACATCATGTGAGGCAATTTCATAACGTATACCATACTTGGTAACGTACTGGCCTGGGCATTTAAAGATATGTACTTTCATGATTTCCTTTTAAAGGATGGGGGAGAGGTTGCCCCCTCCCCCTCCAAATTTATGCAAGCCTATACGTTACAAACGTGTTGGCGGCTGTCTTGCGTGTTCTGAACAGACCACTTGTTGATGCTGACACAGCGGCAGCACCAACAATGGTATGTAGAGAAGAAGCAGTCACAGTGAAAGCATTGGCAGTTCCAGTGTTGATGGCTGCCCAATCAAAGGCATCATCAGCATCAAAAGTGCTTCCTGCATCCATGGCTGTCCCAGTGTCCAGAGTGGCAGTAACAGCAGCCGTAGTGGTTGATGTTACAACCCCACTGAGGAGGATGGCACAAGTCAGAGTTCCAGTTGCATTGAGGGTTGAGATGGTGTCTTGTACACGTCCAAAACCTTCAATAAGAGCAACAGGCTCTGTCCCAACACTGTAGTACACTTCTGCACAACCAGCAACAATCCTTACTGTGGAGGCTGATGAAAATGCACTTGAGGAGTAACCATCAAGAGCATCAGCAGCAGAAACCCTTGTTAGGATATTCCACTTATCAGGCATGTTGGGGTCAGTCACCTTTTCCAAGATGGTGACATCATCATTGGACTTCAGATACAGAATATCTGAAGCTGCAACACTGATGTCAGCAGAGGTGGCTTGAGGGTAAACTATAGATGAGTTCATTTGTTTTCTCCTTTCTTATCTATCTTAGGCTTGGCCAAACAGCAAGATGCCGTTCATTTCAGGGTTCTTGTTGCAGACACCATAGAATGTCTCTACACGGATCTTGGTCTTGCCAGTGTTGATGTCATATTGCTTGGTCCAAAGAAGGTCAATTCCTTGAGCCGTGGTAGCCCTCATGACACCAGCACCACTGTTGCTATCAACAACCAAGTTACCAGGAAGAAGCTCAATTGAGTCCTTACGCCAGAATGGGTTGATGTCAGCAGCAGTTGTGTTCAACCAAACCAAGGCAGCTGTGGCACTTTCAGTGACAGATACGTTTTGGTATTGAGCCTCAGCATCTGTTGCACCTTGATTAGAGATGATGGCAGGACTGATTGTCATGGTTGTTCCAGAATCAACTGAGATAACACGGAATGTCTTCAGTTGACCAGTGCTTTGCTTGGTGATGTGATGAACAGCATTTACACCAGCAATAGTGAAACAGTCACCAGCAACTACGTTAGTAGTGGCTGAGATGGTCACTTGCTGATATCGGTTATCAACATTGCTAGACTCACCAGTTGATGCAGTTCTGGTTGCTGAAGGCGTATGGTAATTACCAGCAGAAGCCTGAGTATCCATGGTGAGTGATCCAACAGTTTCAGCACGGATACGTTTTGCGTAATCCAACTTCAACGTGGTGAAACCAGCAATATTGCTACTGAGTACAGCACGATCATAGGCAGTTTGGCCTTTGTCACGGCTGACACCAGCAAGGGTTGTGATGTTGTTGGCCAATCCATTAGCTGATCTGCTAGACAGAGCAATATAACGGCTGTCCATGGGAACACCTTGCTCATTCATGATGCTATCACAAAGGGCAATATCATCAAAGTCACCAGCAGCAGTGGAAACATCAACAACCAGAGTTCCTTGGTCAGCAACTACATCTTGAATAGAGAGGTTAATATCAGAAGCCAACTTTTGCTTGCTGGACTCATAGATACGTCCCTCTTGTTGAGCATCACGCAATTCCTCATCAGTCAGTACCCAAGGCACAGCTTTACGGAAACCCAATGAAGCAGGAACGCTAAGTTGGGTTTGAGCAGAGAAGTTGGCCGTTTGGTCAGATCCATCAAAAGATTGTGCAATGTAAGGCATGGGCCGCCAAATGATATTATTGGCACGTTCCATATCCCTTGAGTCTGTGCTGTAGACATCTACAGCCTTTGAGAGGATTAGAGCATCCTCAAAAGCAGCACACATTTCATCAAATGCTACACGCTGCTCCTTACTGAAATCATTAGAAGCCATTTGTTTTTTCTCCTATAAAATAGCTTGTTATTGTTGATTTGCTTTGAGCTTACGCATGTAGGCAACAACTTTGGATCTGTCACCAGTCTTGTCTGCTTCAACTCTTAGCCGTTCCAGGGTTGTGTCCACACCATTGGTGTTTCTGGATGAACCAGTCACCACCTTTTCTGGTTGTGGTTTAGCCTTTTTTCTGGTCACAGTGAGCTGGGATTCCAACTTTGATACAGCAAAGGCAAACTTCACAGGGTCTTTGATTGAGGCCAGCTCATGGGCACGTTTCTTGGATTTGCCAATTGCATAAACTGTCAGGGCTGGATTTTCTGAACCAGAGAGGATGATGCTCTGCTGTGTAGGATCAAGTGTGTGAAGGACAGACTCTTCTGCCTCATCAAAATCACTAAGTTTTAGCTTGGTTTTAGCATCTTCATACTGATTCAGTTTCTCTTGGTACTCAGTCTCCAGCTTTCTTTGCTCTTCCTCTTTGATTTTATTGGCATCATCAGCCTTTCTCTTCTTTTCATACCAATCTGCTAGAGCAACTTCATACCTATCAGAATCATAATCAAATGACTCAAGTGTGGGCTTTTGTCCCAGTGGCTCAACCTTGTCAGGAGCATTTGCACCAGCTTCAAGGTCACGCAACTTTCTCTCAAGTTCTTTGCTATATTTCTGACTTTCCCTGTAATTTTTACGCAACTCACGCACCCATTCTGGTGCCCCAGTTTCTTCCTCTGGAGTAAGCGACTCCTCCCCAAGGGTAACAACAACTCCTTCATCATCATCTTCTTGTGATTCTTCTGGCTCACTGTGGGCCTCTTCATCAGTGATTTGCTGATCCTCAAGAATTTCCTCAGCCCCAGTAGTGTCTTCAGACACAACCTCATCCTCAGAATCCGTGATGACTCCTAGTTCTTGATCCTCCTCTATTCCTGCTTTTGACATGTAAACCTCGTGAAAAACACTCACCCTTCATGGCAGGGTGGAAGCCATGTGTAATATTATGTAAGTTATGTAATGTTACGCAAGTTAGTGGCTTTTTCTGCTTGGCATAACAAAAGCACCCATCATCATCTCCATAATTTGATACCACTGGTAAATGGGGATGGTGCCCTTCATGGGAATGGGAGCCAGTTCTGTCTGGTTAAAAAGCCTTGAAAATAGGCCGTGACTCTGTGGCACCAAGGCTGTTGTTTCAACTGCATGACCACCAAGACCCATGTAGCCAGCTATGCCCATCCAACACCAAGCCAATGTCAGCAGGGTGAAAATTAAGGCCCTAGAAAGGCTTGCTATGTGGTTTTTATTAGTTTCTCTGACTAATTCCACGTTAGCCCTGATGACCTCAGCATCTTTCATGGCATTGGCCTTCCTCTCCTCAGCAGAGTTTTCAAGCCACCCCATGACTAGATTGTTTGCCATCTTAGCCCCAGCACCCATCAAAAAGTTTTCAATCATCACGGCATCCTGTTAAGGTAAATGACTACTAGAATCATGATGGCCAAGAGTGTGGCCAAGGTGTAAAAATTATTCAATTTTTTTTCAGCAAAAGCCTAAGAATTTCCTTGACATCTTCCTTCAGTTCCTTGATGTCATCCTTTCTCTCTGAGAGTGTTCTTTTGTTTGACTGAATTTCACTGGTGTTCTGTGAAATCCTGATGTCATGGGCATGGAGATTTGCAATAACAGTCACCCCAAAAGGAATGACAACCAGAGCAATGATTGGCACCACAATGTCCCTGAAGATTATAACTGGTTTACTTACCATTTTTCTTTGCCTTCTTATCCATGATTTCACCCATAACCTTCTTGCTGATAGGCTTGTTTAATTTGGCTGCCTTGCCAGGCTGAAGATCAACTACCGCCATTGTAGCCCCCAAGCATGGAATCTTTGTTCTTTTGAATTTGCCGTTGTTGCCTTTAATTTCATAGTAGTTCCTGCTGGCTGAGATGAAATATCAATATCACCACTAGACAACATATTGAGTGTTGACAAGATAGTTAAATCATTTGACATGGTGGCCTCAGTCCATGTAGTCCCACCATCTCTTGATACCTCAAAGGTGACATCTGTGTTTAATGTCACGGAGTCAACTGGCTCATGCAAGGAGACTATTCTGGCAGTATCTGGCTGTGAGTTTGCGGTTTTATCAATTGAAATTATTGAGTCATTTGCAATTGATATTGTATATGGTGATGATGGTATATTGCTTGATTCATCATCAGCAGTATATCTTGCGGTTCCCTTCAAAATTGATATTTCCTCAAGATACCCAAAAAATGGGAAAGATCCATTTGGCCTTCTACCAATATACAGCTTTTCAGATGAATTAAATATTGTATCTGTCCTAGCTGTTGTCTTTTTTCTGATGCCATCCTTGTACAATCTTGTGTTTGATCCATCATGTGAAACTGCAACATGATACCAAGTATTGACAAGTATTTCCCCTGATGCTGATTCAATCTGAATCCCATTTGAACCATCAACTGAATAGTTAAATCTGATGATCCCGCTATTTAATATTGAAAAATTAAAAGCCCTATTACCAGCAGACCCATATCTGCCAACAATTGTGTTGATACTGGTCAAATCTGTTATGTAAATAAAAGCCTCAATTGTGAAGGCACCATTTGAAAAATCCCAATCTGAACTATCTGCAATGTCCAGATAGTCCCCAGTGCCGTCTAGATATATTGAGCTTGTGCCAAAATTGGACTGTGCAGTTGAATGCTGTGCATCACCATACCCTGTAACAGTGTGTGTGCCTGTTGAATCAGTGAATGTTGTAGACCCATTTGAATCACCACCTGATTGTATTAGTAATGTATGACTGCCAGATGCAGCATTGCTATAATAATCACCAGCACTGTCATATGTAAGATTGCTTGTTTCAATTCCAGTCTCATCATGGAACTCATCACCAAACCCTGAAATCATGTCAAAAACTGACCATCCATTATCAATGGCAGCCCTAAACTCTCTTAGAACAATGTTGTCATTGAGATTGTTTGTGATTTCACCAACTGCATTGTCCACAGTTGGTGACCCTGACATCAAATCATAGGAAGGTTGCCTAGCTCTTACTGTCATTGGTTATCTCCAGCACAAGGCCCAACCATTGACTCTCTGTAGTTTTGTGTTTGCAGTTGTGGCCCTCACCTTGATACTTGTGCCAGAAGGTTGAGCAGACACATCAATGTCACCACTGATCAAAACATCAAGGCTTGTCAGAATTGTGATGTCATTGGTCATGGTTGCATTTGTCCATGTGGTGCCATTATCCCTTGAAACTGCAAAAATAATGTCAGTATTCAATGTCACAGCAACTTGTGGATCATGCAAGGCCACCAATCTGATATATGTTGGTGCTGATGCAGCAGTGAAAGCCACTGAGGTGATTGCACCATCACTGATTGATGTGTCATAATAGTCACCAGCTCCTACATAGGTCAGTGTTGATGTGCCAATTCCAGTTTCATCAGTGAAAACATCACCAGCACCAGCTTGGATATCCCAAACTGCCCATGCACCATCAATGCCTGCTCTGAGATTACTTAGAAGCTCATTATCCTGAAGGTTGGATAGCACTGTGCCCAAAGTGTCATCATCAGTAGGATCACCAATGATGTTGGAGTAGGAGATGACCTGTGACTTGACTGCCATGTCAGATACCTTTTCCAGGTGTCACAAATACAGTTGCAGCACCAGTGGAAGTTATGCCAGAAAAGAATGGGTCATCACCAAGTCTCAGCACTTCAGTTGCACCAGCAGAAACAGGTATAACAGCCTGAGCATTGCCAGCAGTGGGGATGACAGCCTCAGTTGTTGCCTGTGCAGCAGTTGGTGCAAATGAGATATAAACAGTTTCAGAACCAGAGTTAAATACTCTGTATGCCCCAACACTCCTCTTGTCATTGGCATTGTTTGTTGGTGCCTGAATACCAGTTGGTGCAGTTGTGTTTGCAACCAAGACAACAGTATCACCAAGAGGTGTAAATGCTTTCAGATCACTACTCATTTGATTCTCCTTTATTGGCCTTCATTTCAGCCTTCCTAAACTCCAGTTCTTCCTTCCTCAGTTCAAGTTCTTCCCTTCTGAAAGCAAGGTTTTCAGCCTCAATTTTAGCCTTCAAAAGTAACTCCTCTTCCTTGTATGTTTTTGGTTCTTCACCACTCTTCATGCCCTCAGACTGCATCTCAAACATCAACTTCTGAGCCTGAGCCTTCTTCAGTTCAGCATTGGCAATAGTCTCAACAGTATCAGCCCTATTCTTAGCTGCTTCAGCCTCTGCTCTTTGGGCTTCAGCCATCAGATATTGGTCATTTGGGCTTGGTTGGTCAGGGTTTAGTTGCATCTCTTCAATGTCCCTGTCAGTTGGCTTAACCACACCCATTTTCACCAATTTCTTCCTAAAATATTCTCTGGTATCAGCCATTCCTTCACCCTCCATGTTCATCATAGCCATGGCACTCAGAACCTGTTGGTCAATTGGGTCAGCAGTGTACTGCATCATGGCTGTGGTTTGCCTCACAATGGCATCTCTTCTTGAGTTGCTTGATGGGCCAATATCAACATTGACATCAAAGGTTGACTCAGACAGGTTGTTTGCAACCATGATCTCACCATTCTGACCAACCTTCTTGACCTGAATTTTCTGGGTTGAAGCTGGCCCAGACTCAGGCATGACCTTCACATCTCTCTCATCATCAATATAGATGTCTTTGGCCATAGAGAGCCAGATTTCACCACACCTTCTCAGTGCCTTGGCAAAGTTGCTCATATAGATATAGGTCTGCATATCAAGCCTTGCGTGAACCATCTCAACAGCAGCACCAGATAGGTGTGTCTTCAACTCCTCACCTTGCTCATATCTGCCAAGAATATCCTTCATGTCCTCCTCAGTGACCTGAAGCAAGGCACCCAAGGCAGGAGGTATAGAGGAGGGTTTTGTGTAACCAATTGGACCTTGGGCCACAACCTGCCCTTCTTCATTTGTTACTGGGTTCACCAACAAGAATGGGTAGTTTTTAATGTTATCCTCAGCCCACATGTTCTGATGCCCTGCAATTTGCTCAGGGGTTAGAATGGGTTTCTCTACACTGGAAAGAGCTGAGATTTCACCCAACTTGGACAGTTGCATGTTCTTTAGCCTTTGTGGGTCTTTTGAGAGTCTGACATGCCCCATGCACCTCTCAATGTTCTCAATGTACCACCTTTTGCCATAAACAGGGACTAGAGGGATTTCCTTCCCAGCAATGCACCCACAGTCCTCAAGAACACCACCACCAGACATGATGTATTTGTGGATCTTCCTTCTCTTGATTTTTCTTCTTCTGGTTTCCTCATGACCCAAATCACTGAACTCAGCCAACTGCTCATCAGTCAGATCCTTGAGCCAGTAGCACTCCTCATCACCAGTGATGGTTTCATAATACACTTTTGTCTCAGCCTTTTCCTCAACCTCATAATACTCAGCAACGTACACCACATTGGGGCTGTACCAGTCAAAATCATCATTGGTGATGTCCTGAGGCCAAGTTGTTGGGCTGTCATCAAACTTCTCTTCATAAGCCTCTGGGGTCATTGAGGTGACCAAGTAGGCAAACTTGGCATCTGCCTTGTCTTGTCTTTTAGCATCCATATCAAAGAAAACTGATATATCTGCATCATAAATTGGCTCAATCTTTATTCTCTGCCTATCATTCTCATCATCATATTCATCCTCATAATCAGCCCTCAGCCTGAAGGCACCAAAACCACCCTGAACAGCCTCCTCAAAAGCATTGTCATAGGCTTCCTGAGCCTCTGAGTCATGTTGGTCTGCCCTGAACATACCATCACAGATCTCAGCAAGCTCATCATCTTCAGCCTTTCTGGGGATGAAATTGCAACTGATTCTGTTATTCCTGTAGTCATTGATAATCCTGATGACTGACAGGTGAATCTTGTTTACTTCAAACTTTGGCTTGTTCTCATACTGCTCAGCCAGTGGCCCTTCCCACTGTGCCCCTGGGATGGTGCAAAACCTCCTGTCCTCCAAGCATTGTTCACGCTCAGGTCTGTAGGTGGTCTGGATTTTCCCAAACTGCTCAATGGCACGTTTGTGGACCTGATGCAGTTTCTCCACTTTACTTTGGGGCATCTTAGCATTATAGAATAAGCCCCAATGTCGTAAACTGATTACGTAATATTACTTCTTGCCCCAGAAATTGACGTTTGGCAGAGGGGTGAAATCTGGGGTGGTCTTGGCTTTGACTGTTCTACGGACTGCTTCACAACTATACCTGAGGCTGTCAATTTCGTGATTCCACTTGTCTTCCAAT